CGCTCCTGTTTAGATGGGTTACTTTGTGATCGTCCGGAGCTGATTGAACTGGCCAGAAAAGGTATTGATCCTTGTTGGATCGAATTTTATTCAGAAACTTTTTCTGCGATTCCGAGTGAGGTAAGGAAGTCGGAACCTTGGTGGTCGGATGAATGGATTTCCGCGAATATGCCTCGTAAAATACTCCAGAAAAATGGACAGCTCATGGGTTCGCCCGTGAGTTTTCCTCTTCTCTGTTGTGCTAACTTGGCGATATGTCCTTGGGCATTCGAACGATACCACGGTTGTAGGTACCGACTTGATGAGCTACCGATACAGGTAAACGGCGATGATATCGCATTTGTTGGTCCAAGAGGTCTTGTGGAAGAATGGCAGTACTGTTTAAAGTACTTCGGCTTCAAACCTTCTGTTGGGAAAAACCATATTTCTGATGGCTTTGTTACGATTAATTCGCGACAATTTACCATCGGTTATTCCGAATCGAAGTGCACAAACCCGGTCGAACGCTTATGGGATATTAACTTTAATCGTCGTGCTTTTATAACTGATGATGTACGTTATTTAAATCTAGCGCTTTTAACATCTGTTACAAAAGGCTCATCTGGAGATGCGGATGTTTATGATAATTTAGTGCGAAATCATAATCGCTTAGAAACTAATAAAGGTTTTGTTTTTACTGGTCACCGTCGCGTCTTTGACGAGATGGTTGCCGGTTTAAATTTACCTAAGAAGATTCTTCGTGATTTATGTCACAGTTTTTATCATGAACGTAAGGATCGGGAGAAGATCCCTCGATGGTTAAGCCCTGGCTTGCCTGAGGAGCTTGGTGGAATGAATCTACCAATACATACCCCGTCCTCGCCTTTGGCTCTTAGGATAGCATCATTATGCTTTAATCCTAGTTTCCGTTCTCCTGGTGCATTCTTCAGAACATCCTCCTCTTTTAGATGTCCAAGTAATTCCATACTTATTCGTTGTACGGATATCTCTAAGACAGCATTCTCTGAAACGATTGGTTTAGAGAAACCTACTGAAAAGGATTATCTGAAGATGGTAACGAACTTCTCTAGACGTAAATCTTTAGCTCATCAGGAAAGAGCTCAATTTTTTGAGGCCTTTCCTGATCTTGGCTCGTGGATTCACTCAACCTTATATTCGGAAGAATATTGGGAATTAAAGTCAAGTGATGAGCTTTGGGATTGTACGTTGACAAGATTACTTCCTGCAAGTGTTAAGCTATAACATCTTGGGAAGCGCCCAGATTAATCTGGAGGGGGTGAAGGTCTTGC